CTCACCAAACTGTGCAAAGATACCTAGCACATCATCCTCACTGAATTTCAATGCCTGTGTCTGCTCATCCTCACCTAGCCATGTGTTCACCTCATCATCAGTCAAAGCATAGCCGCCTTTCAGCATAGCTGTAGCCTGATCCCTGGTGATCTTACCTTTCACATATTCTCTGATGATTCTCTGCATGTTCTGCCACTCTCTACCTTTCATGCCTTTCAAATGCTCATTTACTGACTGATCCTGTGGTGCTACTGCCCCATCAGGTACTGGCAAATATTTAGATGCATCAATACCCATTTTTTCTAAGATCCATTCTTTTGGTGCTACCTGAGCAATGATATTTTCACTGAACTCAAAACTGATAGGCTCTACAGGCTGAATGTACAGTTCCTGTGTCACACCTTTCAATCTAGCTAACATATTAAAAATGCTTTCTAAAAATTGCTGCTTATCGTTTACATAGGTATTTTTAAAAATCTCATAGCCATCTCTCATCTCTGATCTGCTGCCTAATTTACCAGGCTCTGCAATACCAAACAATGCAGGTGTAGTGATCTGATGCCCTGCAAATATATTCTGCTGGATCATTGTATCTACTCTGCTGAAATCCTCTTTTGTCAAATCAGATGCCCCTAGATCCTCAACAATAGGCTTTCTGTCTGCATTCTGCACAAAGGATAGGATGAACTTTTTGCCATCAGATCCTGTGAATCTATTTTCAAATCTCTTTTCAATGTTTCTTTTCTCATCAGGTGTAGGCTCACCATTTGGCAATGTGATCAGTTTGCTAGCAGAAAACCCTGTCTGAGCATTCCCTAGTACATGTCTAGATACCTCAATGTCTGATTCAATAAAATTCAATGCCCCCATGTATCCAGGTAGTGCATAGGTTTCTAGTCCTGGTCTGTATTCCTTAATGTACAAAATCTGCTTTCCTTGTCTGTTTTGTGTATTAAATGCAGGCAGCACAATCTCTTTTTCTTTTCTATCAGACCAGTCCTGTTTATACCAGAAAGATGTATTGTCTTTGTTTGATCTGATCTTTGTGTAATCAATATGACCTATCTCAGTAAGCTGTCCACCAAACTCTGACCAGATCACCTCCAAATATGCCCCACCAAAAACCTCAATGTCAATGTCTACTTTTCTAGTCAAATCATTCAATGATTCATCAAAGCTGTTCACCTTATTGATGAACTCCTGAGCAGCTGGATCAGCCTCTTTTGTAGCCCATCCATTGCCTATGATATAGTTCACTTTGCCCCTTACAATAGCATTGTGCTTCGCACTCTTATTGTAAAGGCTTAATAGGTAGCCAGGATAGTCATTTCTTTCTCCGAACTCTATATATCCACTGCCCTTTTTTTCTCTGTACTCAGGCTGTCTAGCCTCAGCAAAATTCAATATTACTAGATCATTTGTCATTATCGTACTATGTATGTGTTATTTGTTGAATATTCAGTGAAACTGAAACTGTCTGTATCTGATAGCCTCATGATGCCTGTTTCTAGTAAATTAGTAGCTAGGGCAGGATTCACATTTGTAGTGCTGGTTTGCTCATAGATCATGTACTCCCATTCACCTGCTAATTCACTAGCAAAGTATGTCACACCATTTATGCTGAATTTATTGTATCTGTCTTTGTATGCAGATAGATCAGCTGCATTCAATACCACAAATGCTACTACATCATTGCTAGATCTCTGTTTAAAATAGAATAGATAGTTTGGCACTGATAGTGTTTGCTTTTCTTTCAAAGTCAATATCACATGATCTGTATGTCCTTTTCTTAGATATATCATCACTGATAAATAGCATCTGCACTGACTTTTACCACAATAAAAAAGCCAGCCCCCTTTTGAGAGACTGGCCGACTACCTACTATTTGAAAACCACGAAAGCCTAAGCTGTCAGTGCTGCAATGATTCCACTAGCTACCTCAGGTGCTAATGCTTTTTCACCAGAACTGAATGTCAAAGTGTAGCCGTTTCTGTCTGCCTGAGCAGTACCAGTTGCACTAGATCCAGCAGTCAGGTCTAAGCCGTTCTCCTTTCCTATTAACCAGTATTTGCCGTTCGCATCTTCTACTACAGCCAACAAATTGTTTTTAGCTAATAACAAGATTTCATTTCTTGTATTTGCTTGCATCTTGTTTAAGACTACAGCTAACTCCTGAACATAGAACACAGTGCCATTTTGCACATTTGCGTTCACATTCTCAGTCAATGAACTGCTTTGCTTTACAAGCTGATATTTATAGAATACTTTGCCAGATGCTTTTGTGATAGCTGTCACTACTCCTGATGCCTCAGCTACTGCTGTCACATCACCAGCAGCAATAAACCAAACAGCTTTAATGCCGCCTATGCTATCCTTGCAATCTAGTGTATATCCCTGTGTTAATGCACATGACATATTTTGAATGTTTTATTTTTTTTTAAAATAGGGCAGTAAACCTAATTACTGCCCTGTATAATTATACTGTGAACTTTACGATTTCCGCTGGGAATGCAAAGTTTACACCCATTTTGAACTCAGATACAAAACGCACTTGATCAGCTTCTTTTGCATAGAAAATTTCAAATCTTTCTTCTTCATTCAATAAGTCTGTACCAATGAATAAATTAGAAACTCTCATTGAATAGATCTTGTTTGTTCCGTTCAAACCTTGTACAGCAATCACCTTGATAGATGTACCTGGCAATACGAACTCAGAATCAGCTTTGCCATCATATGAATAGCTGAACATGTTTGCATTCTTTAATGCAATTGTGTAAGTTCTGAAAACATCCATACCACAGAAAATTGCAGTATCATCCTTTGCTACTACCTCAGCTGGGATTGCTTTATAAACTGCATCAAATACAGATATAACATTTGCAGCAGTGATTGCAGTTGCAGGTGTACCGAAATAAGTAGTAGTGTTTGCATCTACAATAGCACCGCCAGCAGCAGTTGCTAATTTGATCACACCATCAAACTTGTTTAAGTTACCATTTGCAGATGCTGTATCACCTTGCCATAAACCGATTTCTAATTGACTAGCAATTTTTTCAGTTTTTCTAGTTGAATACTCCTCAGCAAATACTACTGAATCATATTGAGATCCAGCTGGTAAAGCCTTTTGCAAATATGTTCTTTCTAAATCTTTAGGACATAAAGCCTCATTTACTTTCATTTTACCTACAGTCACAGTTCTTTGTGTGAAAGTAGTAGTACCACTTGCATTGAAACCGCAAGATGATCCATCCTGAAAAAATGCGTCTGTGTCCATGATGTTAATCTTCTCAGAAGATTTAACACCTACCATCACATTGCCCTGTGATTTGATTAAGCTAGCAGTTTTGCTACCTAATACAGATGAAGCTACCAAAAGATCTTGATTCTCTTTTGTGTAGGTTGCTAATGCTGATACATCAAATGCCATGTTATTTGTTTTTTGTTTGTTTTAAAAAAAATTTACTTGTTTATATTCTTAGCTAAATCTAAAAATCTTTTCATTTTGTCATCTTTGCTTTCTACATGCTGATTGAATTTGTCTTTTGGATTCTCAGTTGCATTAGATGATGATGTGTTAATCATGCCAACAATTACATCAGATAAATCACTGATAGCCTTGCTGAATTTTGCATCTGCAGCAGACATCATTTTCTTTTTCATTTCAGCATCTTTCTTTATTTCATCAATAGCAGCTTCTAATTCTTTGATCTTCAATTCTGCTACTGTTGGCTCTACTGGTGCAGTGATCTCTATTTCTACCTCAGGTGCTTCTACCTGTGCAGATTTGATCTCTAAAATTTTACCAGCCTCATCTAAAATGATGATTGTGCCATCTACTAACTCATGTTCACCAACAGGTGCAGGTGCAGTATTTCCAGCTTCATCAATCAATGTAACTAAGCCGCCAACTTCTAGCATGTCAATCATTACTTTTCCGCCAGACTTTAAATCATATTCTTTTGCCGCTTCAATAGGTAAAACAGCAGGCTCTGCAGCAGGTGCAGCAGCAGGATCAATAGCAGGCAAAACAGGATCAGCGAAATTCGCCCCAGCTTGCTCAAACATTGCTTTGATCTTCAATACAGCTTCTAATGGTGTCATATAATACTTGTTTAAACCATAAATAGAATGCACATGACAATATGACCACATAGAAAAAGGGCAGCATCTCTGCTACCCTCTATTCAATTTTTTTTGCTCAGTTTTTATTTTACCTGGCTCAGTATCTGCTGAATCTGTGACCATAGATCCTGCACCTGGCTTTGTTGTATGTCAGCTTTTTTGTAGCTAAATAAACCCTCTACTGAAAAGCCTTTTACTTTGCCATCTTTGATCATTTTCCATACCTCAGGATTGTTCACTTTGAATGATCCAAACCAGCTGCCATCAGGTACATCCTCAAAGCCTTTCATGGCCATGATGCCTCTTTTGCTGTCAGTGATCCAGGATTCAAACATAGTCAGCCCCTCTAGTTTTGTGCCACTATCATGCATCAGATTCACATTTGACTGATAGCCCTTAGCAAAGAATTTTTGAGCAATTTGCTTGATCGTGTCTTTTGTGAACACTACATAGTATTCACCGTTCTCATCATTTCTATAGATCGGTTTGTCAGCCAGCATCAATGCACCTGTGATGATCTGCTCATCCTCATCCTGGATGGCAAATGACATCTGTACATTATTTTCATTGAATGCCAAAAAGTTTTTGTCTATTGCAGGCCTGTCTACCAGTGCCACATAGTCCACCTCCATGTCACTGTCTACATCAGACAGGATCTCTAAATTGTATATTGGTAAGTTTCTTTCCATTCTTATAAATAGTTTTTTAAGTTAATCTTGCTGCTCTGTTAATTCTAGTGATCCTTTCCTGGCTATTGGTGACATCTGATTCTAGCACATAGGCTCTGTTTGTAGCAGATCCCATCTGATTGATTGATTGCTGATCTAGCTGTGTCACTGTGTTTTGAATAGGTGATGCTGGCAATACTGGTGCTGCTGACAATGCAGGTGCTGATGGTGTAGATCCACCTCCACCGCCACCTTTCACCTGTGTCATGATCTGCTTTGCCCTAGATGCTGCACCTAATACTGCTGCTATTTGTGTAGCATAGAATATAGGAAATGCAAATGCAGCAGCTGGCCCTGTAGCCTTAGCTGATTTTTGTGCAATGTCCAAACCTTGTACAAATCCCACACCTGTGCCTATTGCAATTTCAGCAAGCCCTGCCACCTTTGCAGCTGTAGTGCCTTGCTCAAATAAACCTGATAAGCCGGCAAACACCCCACCTATTGCGTTTGCAAATTGTAGTTTGGCTTGCAATTCTGCATCCTGGTATGCTATCCTCTGATCAGTCAATGCCTTTGTCTTATCGTTAAAGTCTTTTTCAGTGATTAACTTTTTATCATATGCCTCTTGCACTAATACTTGTTCAGCATCTAGTGCTGCTAGTCTAGCCTCATATTCTACACCTCTAGCTGTCTGCAATCTGTCTAGATCCTCAATCTCTCTAGTGTACTTTGCTACTGCTATCTGATTTTCTAGTGATTCAAGCTGTAAGTCTATTTCCTGTTTCTTTTCAGCATAGGCAATCTCTGCATCTACCCTGGCCTGTGTGCCTGCATTTGTATTGCTTATATTTTGCTGCAATCTAGCTAGTTCTAGATCTGCTTCCTCTTTTGCAATCTGTTTCTGTGTTTCTAATTTTAGGATCTCATCTTTGATCAATTCAGCATTTGCCTTTTTACGATCTACTAGCAATTTGTTTTCACTAGCTGAAATGGATTGATCCAGGGCTAGTTTCTCTTTTGTCAATGCAGTTGCATTCACTAATTGTTCTGATCTTAAACCTGCAATCTGTGCCTCCACAGCTGCCACCTCATTCTGTGCCTCTATCAATGCAGCTTGTAATTCTACTGACTGTTTGTTTTGTGCTAATTCAGCAGCAGCAGCAGCAACTCTTTGCTGTGCCAGGGCTTTCTGTGCTTTTTCCTGCTGATCTAATACTTTGCCCAGGGCAGCATTGGCAGCAATTCTTTCATCAATACTTTTGAACTCATCATCTCTGATCTGTCTAAGCTGTTCAGCCTGTCTGTCATATTTCTCTACCAAACCAGCTAACTGTGCAGCAGCAATCACTGCATTGTTTTTTAGTGCAATGGTAGCCTTTGATTGCTCATAGATGGCAGCCACATTCATTTTGCTAGCTTTGTCTACAGTCTTACTGACTACATCCACCACAGATGATGCAGCCTCTCCAAAATTGTTGTATATATCTTTTCCTGCCTGTACTGCATTTTTGCCTGTCTTTGACAAACTCTCTTTTGTAGCCTCAATGTCAGCAGTTAATTCCTTTATGACATTTTGTTCCTTATCACCAAATGGTGATTTTTCCCAGGCTAGCTGCACCTCTTTGATCACTAATTTGATACCATCAAATGCTAGTTTCAATGGTGTGATTGCTAGTGTAAAAATGCCACTCAATACCTTTCCTAGTGCCTCAAATCCGTTTGTGCTTTTGCCTACCTCTGATGTCACACTGATAAAAATATCTATCAGGTTATTTATGATAGTAGATATTGTATTGAATACAGCAGCTACTCCATCAGCTACTTTCTGATTCTTACTCAGTGTCTCTTTGAAAAAATTAAATGCACCTGCAATCACTGTGATGATCCCCAGTGATTTCAATGTATTGCCTAATGATCCAAATGCACTGCTTGCTTGCTTGGCATCTTTCTCTGATTTTTTGGCACTATCACCTAGCCCATCAATCTGCTGTTTGGTGTCTTTCAGCTTTTTGTCCGAATCACCAGTATTGACTTCAATGTCTACACCTACTTTTTCATTTGCCATCTTATTGGTATGTTGTTTCTATTACTTTTAAAAATTCTGCTTTTGTAGTGCTTATATCCATAGGATTGAAATCCTGTATATTGTTAAGCCTCCACAATGCCCCATCTATCCATATCAATTTTGAAAAGTCTAAATTGAAAATGTCTTTTGTTTTTAAATAGATAAATGCTGACAATAGTCTACTGTCTTTGTCTGTTATCTCTGCCACATATTCTGACCAGTATGCATTGAATAGGTTTGCTGTAGGGTAGTCTGTAGCTAATTCAAAATATAGTTCACCAGGTACACTGAAATTCAAATCTGCATTTGGTGCATCTGGATCATCTAGGTGACCTGCATACCCATAGGTAGTCAATGTATCTAATACTGTATCCCCGTTTTTTATAGAATAATTTGTGACATCAGTGATCTTTTTTGCCTGTAGTATTCTGATCACATGTTCTGTAGGATCTTCTACATTGTTATTCAATTTGAATATTGTGCTGAATATTTTGTCCTCACCACTGTACCCCACTAATGGTGTAGGGGCAAAAATGATTTCAGCTGTCTGCTTTTCCTTTGCAAAATCAAACCCACTATCCTCAATTCTAGTGCCATAGGCCTGGCTGTATTTCTTTTGATACTGCTCATTGTAGTAGTCAGTGTCATTCTTATATTTAAACTCAAAGTATCTACCATTCAATTCACTCATTGGTTTCAACTTCATTGGCTTTGATCTGTCAACTTTGTATGTCCAGTCTAGGTATTGAATGCTGCCATCTAACAATAAAAGAAAATCTTGATCATTTACTTTTAGCAAGCTATTGAAATCATCAATGGCTAGCAATGACTGACCATCAAAATCATAGAACTCAATGTATGGCTTTATGATCAAATGCTTTGATCTAGTGGTGTCCTCTACCACATACATGTTGAACATTTTTATGATAGATGCAAAAAAGTCTTTTTTGAAAATGCCTTTTGGCAATGTGCTATTCATTGATATTGCCTCACCGTAATTGATAGGCACTGGCTCACTAGCATCTGACAATATTTTTAAACTGCCATCAATAATAAGTAAATCATTTGGCTGTGTTCTGCCTGCCCCACTCACCACAAACTGCACTCTAAATGTGTCACCATTTTGAAAGTTTGCAGGATCTATTTCTGTATTCACTGTGAAATAGTTGTTGCTATTCCCTGTTCCTACTGATACACTATAGATTTGTGCATTGTTTTTCAAAATAGATATTGCACCTGGATATGGTGTCTGCCATAAACCTTGAATAGTTAATTGCATGCTACCAAATAACTGACTAGCCCCTGTGTATGTGAATAGTGTATCAGTTTGTGATGCCACAAAATTCCCTAATTGTGAAACAGTGAACTGCAAAGGAAATGATGCTGAATCATTAGTGTATGTCATTTCTGTTGGCACTGCCTGAAATCCGTTTGTAGTATATCCAGAAAGCTGTTTCTGATTGTTTGGTATTACTAGCCTCCTAAATACAGCACTATTGAAAAAACTAGATTCATATGTATATCCTGAATCAGTGATTAATTTGTCCATGTATTCTCTGACATATAGTGCAGGCCTGTAGGCTTTCACATCCCAGTCATGCTTGTTTGCTGAACTTACTTTGCCATAGTCAACTAATGGATAGAAATAACCTGTGCCATCTACACTATCCCATGATGCCTCAATATTTGCTACTGTCCAGTCATGATCATAATCTGAAAAATCTAATTCCTCAATTTTTTCATTTCCTAATGCTGCCACAAACCCACCTAGTTCACCAAATACAGCACATTCATATTCTATTGTGCCATTGTCTATGACAATCTCTAAAAGTCTGATGATCCCTTTAAATATCTGTACCTTGTCAATGAATACGATACAGCCTGCAGCTTTTGATGCATTGAAATTATAGCCTACATTTGGCTGTGTTTCATCATAGAAATTAGATGATCCAAACTCAAAGATGTGGCCAAACAATTTATTATTCACTGCATTGCCTGGTAATACTATTGTTTTTGAAAAGTTAGTATTCCTGGATGCAAAGTCTTTGATGTCATCTATATTGTATGTAAATTCAGTAGATAGATCCTTTGACAGATCTAGCCGCTGATTCTCTATGTATATCTCTGTGCTTATCATTATCTGTACTGGCTATTTATTTTTTGAGCAAATTGGACATTCAATTCAAAATTGAACATCTTATCTGCTGCCCTGATCTTTTCCTGCCATGTGTTTGTTCCTAATGCTACTGGGTAGTAGTACCCACCTTGCTCATAGTAAACCTCAGGGCTAGTGATCAGGTCTTTCAGCCATAAATAGTCAGTTTGATTAATATAGTCACTCACCAGTTTGAAACTCACTGTCTCATTGACACCGAATGTGCTATTCCCTGGATTGATTCTTTTGTAGCTGTCATATCTAGTCATGGCTGCATTATTGTATTGCCATGTCATTTGCTCAAATGATTTTTTCTCTACAGATGCCTCTCTCCTATTCACTAGTCTAAATGTGATGCTGTCATATCCACCCAAACGATTCAGGAAATGCAATGTCACAGGTGTCCATCTAGGCTGACATGCCAGTGTCACTTTGAACTCATCAGATTGATTCCCTCCATAGTTAACTTTCACCCCATACTGATATGTAGATGCTGTAATGAATGAACTGCCTAGATATGCATTGATGGCAGCAGGTGAAAGATCAAACAAAACAAATGCACTACATGTGACACTGCCACCTGTAGATGGAGATCCATCTGCACCGCTTTGTGTGTACTTTTGAACTGTCAATGTCAGGTTTGTAGTAGTGCCTGCTGTATTCATCCAGCCTGCAAATAGCCTTTCAGTCATAGTACAGTCTGCCTTTGTCACATCTCTGCCTGTTAGCCAGCTGCTTATTTTAGGCTGATAGTATGATGTGCTGAAATCCCTGAAAATAGGATTTGCAAAGTTGAATGCTTTATATGTGCCTGATGCCAGGTTTGTGTATGTAGTGCCACCATAGTCCTCACCGAATCTCACCTCATAGTCTATGTACAGATCATTGCCTGTGTAGCTGAATGCTGTAGATGTAGCATTTGGTTTGAAATAGCTGTACAGGTAATCTCTCACAATCCCACCTGCATTGAAAATGCCTTTTGTATTCACTGGATCAGGAAATAGTTTAATTCTAGAAACTAGAACACTGCTGATGTAAACATCAAACACAAATTTGAATCCTGCCTGTGCCACATTTGTAGATGTAGCTACAAAGTACAGATCATCATGTGCTGATGGATATGCCTCAGGTGTGCTGTTTATTGTTATTGCCATGTCTTATTTTTTTTCGTTTATTTTGTTATTTGCCTGTCTGATTGCTATTTTCACATCCTGGCCTACTACCTTAGATAGTGCATCCAGAAAACTTTGTCCAAACACACTATTGATAGTGTTATCAAAGAATCCTGATCGTTTAATACCTTTCTTTTTAATGTTCACAGCTGTAGCATAGGCCATTGATTTCAACCTAGTTGCTGCATCCACCTGTCTTTTTATGCTTCTATTTTTCCTTTGTGTAGCTGACAGCTTTTTTGTTTGATCATCATTTCTAGCTGCATTGCCTCTTTTCCTGTACCATAGCAGAATACTTCGCTGCATGTTTCTAGATACTTTCAGATTTCTAAATGCATAGGGGCTGCTAGATGGATTCCCAGAGACTACACCTTTCACACCCTTATTTACAAAATCATAATATTTAGATGCAGGATCTGATGAATCCCATCCTATGCTGATCTCATAGCCATTGACTGTATTATTCAGGCTGCCTGATGATATGCCATCCTCTAAGCCTCCACTAGATACCTTTCCCTGCCTATTCAGCACCTCTTTGATTTGTAGGACAAATGCAGCAGCAGATCTGATCATGAATTGTTCTACTGATGGAAATTCACCCATGCCAGCATAGTCTGTAGAATCATCACCTAGACTATCCAGAAAGCCATCATTGACTATCTCATCTTGTAATTGCTTAATGCTTTTTGCCATACGATTTTTTTATCTGCTCTTTGTCATATTCCGCTTTTGCTTTCAAATAGGATAGATCGTTCAAAAATTGTATTGTCATCATTTCATAGACTTGTTCTAGTTTGATTTTCTCATGTTCTGCCACAATTGTGGCTTGATAAATCCATCCAAAACGCTGCATAAACCCTGATGCAGTATCTCTGCTTGCAACCTGCTCATCTTCGCTGTCATCATCATCTGACATATCAAATAGTCCTTTGAAATTTTTATCCAGTTCCTGTACACTTGACAAAAAAAAACCACAGATCCCAGCACCTCAGTGATAGGTGCAGCCAATATATCATTTGCATAGTCCTCATGCTTAGATGCATCAAATGGCATGTCTACCCATTTGCCGTACCAGTTCCTCTTTTGTGGGATGACCATACTAGCTGCAATCCTGTGGATGTTCTCATTGAAATTAGATGCAAAATGCTTTGATTCTACATACCTAGATGTAGGCATATTTTTCACATCATAGACACATCTGTATCTTTTGCCTTTTGTGTGGATGTACTTTTCATGTTTCACATCAAAATTCTTTTGCAAAAATCTAGTCTTTCCCACAATCTTAAACAGCTTTCTGTCATCCATTTCTTTGATCTGCTGCTCAGTCAGATTTGTGATGATTGCAATAGTCTTGATAGACAGATCCTCATCTGTCATTCCCTCTTTCGTGTTTTGTAGTTCAGCCAGTTGCTGCCACTGAAATACATTTATGTTTTTCCATGTCATACCAATAAATAGAAAATGCCATCTGTTTAGACTGGCTGCGAATATGAATACAGATAAATACAGATAAGTACAGATATTATAAACTATTGATGTACCAAAATTATAATTTTGTACGGATAATAACCGTACACTTGTTATACTTTATGTATTAAAGTAGCATATATTCGTATGAATAAATGTGACATCCTTACATAAAGTAAAGGTAAAACTTGACTTATGTTGTAATAAAGTAAGTCAATAACTTTACTTTTTGACTTATATGATCCGTAAATGATTGATAAATGGCTCATAATTGATTGATAAAATCAGTAGTAATACTACTCTATTATCAAAAAATGTAAACTGTTCAAGTTTTGATAGTGTTCACGATTCGTGAACATAAAATAAAAATGAACTAGCCAAATGAATACCTGCCTGTGCCTCGTTTCATGTTAGTATTATTCCAGGCCAGTGCCAGTGCCATCACACAGTCATCATGAAATCCACTAGGTGCAGAATATTTGACACCTGTAGCAGTGAACTCATATTCAAAGATGTTCAGTTCAGCTGTGATAGCACCATCAGGAAATGCAATCTTTCTCTGCTGGATAGCTGCTGCTAGTCCTGTCATCAGTTGCTGCTTTGATGTTTGGCTAAACTTAAAGCCTGTGACATCCAGCCCCTCTGCCTGTAGATCCTCAAAGATAGGATCACCCACACCAGTGCTATCCATCAGGATAGGTGCAGCTGGCAGGTTTTTAATTCGCTGTTTGGTAGTTCTCCAATCCTCTTGAAATCTGTCAAAGTATGATACTGTGCCATTGCTGTCTAGGCCTATGATCACTGTGTAGTCAAATGACTTTGCTAGGTCAATGCCATAGCATACAGTGGGCTGTGTACTCATTGGATATGTACACTGCTGTATGAACATAGCACCAAATGGATTTGCTACATTCTCATTGAACTCTGCCATGTATTCCTGGCTAAATGCTAATTCAGGCAGATCACCTCTGGCCTCATCTATCTCATTGGGATCTATGTATGGATTGTCATAGGTAGACATCTGCCAGCTAGTCCATCCTGGATCACCTGATTTGCCCCTCTGCCATATTTTGTGAAAATCATTTTTGCCCTTAGGTGTAGACAGAAAGAATGCATCCCCTCTATAGTCAGTCAGTGTAGGTCTGATTGATTCAGTCCATCTGTGCCATAGGTTTTTAACGAATGCAGCCTCATCAATGATGTTTCTGTGATACTTTCTAGATCTACCTGCCAGTTCATTCTCTAAACTCCAAAACTCTATTTTGCCACCTGTGATCAATTCAATGAACTGATGATCATTTTTCCTGGATATGATAGGCTCTAATGCATGCAGGCATTCATTGTATGTGCCATCTAGTAGTTTGTATGTAGGTGTGAAATACCCTGCTAGTTTGCCAGCTATAGCAGTCTCAGATAGTAGATTGATAGCCAGGGCAGATTTGCCCCATCTCCGACCACAGGATAGCACAGAAAACCTTTTATGGCCATCCACTACTTTCTGCTGATTGATATGCAGTTCATTCAGGTGTACTGTCTTATCCATTAGTCCATCCATTTGCCATGTGTTCTCAAATGCCAGAATCTATGCTTCAATACTTCACATACTAATTGAAAGAATGTGTCAGCTTCATAGATCCCTGCTTTGCATGTTAGTTTAAAATTTGCTTTCATGTTTTAGTTTATTTATTGATTAGTTTATAAAATAACCATTTGCAAAATTCCCATGTAGCTATTGAAAGAATGATGATCATGTCTAGTCTTTTATGATATTGTAATTTTTATCAATTAATGATTTTACCACAAATGCATCATGTGATGTAGCTGATGGATCAATAGTCATTGCAAATGCATCCATGAACTCTCTAGCTGTTATTGGTTTATCTAGCCATCTTTCATCAGGCAATTCCTCCCAGTTGCTATCAGCTAATATCAATTCACCTGGTATATGAAAATGAACTTTTCTACCCTCAGTTTCCATTGTACAGGTAATTGATGACCTAGGCATTTCATAGTATGCCGTTTGTGCTGTCCATCCAGTTGTTTTGTGTTTCCATTTCATAGGTATTGGTTTAGTCTTTTGGTGTTTCTTTCTTTTCATACTTCACTTTGATGGTCACCTCTTTGCTGCCATCCTCTTGTATCTTTTCAGTCAGCCCATTTAGTCTCTGTGTGATGGATGCATTGTAGATCCCTGCCATGCCACCTGCTATCTGATCCTCTCTGATATTTTTCCTTATGCGTGAACAGACAGACACAAAATTTGTGTACCTGCCCTCTCTATTTGCGAAATACTGATCTAGATCTGACATGTCTAGTTTGTCCATCACAAAGATCTCAAAGCCCTCCAATGTCAATGGCCTTTCCTTTTCTCTGTACACCTCTTTTGCTATGCCACCTACCCAGTCTTTCACTATCAATGGTTTGCCTTTTATTTCTTTTGCATATTGACAGAATAGCTGCCACATGATCTCAGGTGTTTCTATATTCTTAGGCCTGCCTACTGGCTTTGTTTGTGCCTTTTTTGGTGCAGCCTTTTTAGTTGCTTTTTTAGTTGCTTTTGCCATACATAAATGTCTTGTTTACAATATCCTGAAATTGTTTAAATGATAGACTGCTCACAAATGAATCCTCACCTGATACTATCTCTGTGTATTCTTTCCCATCCTGTTCATACCTGCATGCAAAATCTATAGTGAAAAACATGAAATCTACCTCAGTCAGTCTGGTGTAGGTAGTTTTGACATCTAAGTCTCTCAGCACTATAGTCTCATCATTGTGGCACAGTATAGGTATCACTATTGGTATCATTCTAGTTTGCTTTTAAAATGTTCACAGATCTTTTCCATCTTTGCCTGGTAGTATGTAGCAAAGTCTTTGTAGCCCTCAGCCTTTTGCTGGTAGTTCACATAAAGGATGCCCCTCAGTCTTTGGCTGGGTGTCTTTTCTGTGTCTAGATCAGTTTTCAATGCATTGATCTCATCTGCCTCAGTAGTGGTGAATAGTTCCTCTTTGATTGCCATGTAGCAAAATTTCTGATTCATCTGAAATATCTCAGCTGCCTGTGCAGGTGATAGTTCCTGTGTGCCTAGTGTGATCCTGACTGTCTTATCTTTCCTAGATGCTATGCTTTCAATCTGTGCTGGTAGTATGATCATTGTACTTTGTTTAAAATATTCTTTGCTTCATCTAGTGCTAGTTCCTGCATTTCATCTATGACTATCAAATCAGTCAGATTATATGCTATTGTATTAGCCATCCCCTTTGTCATCAAACTCACTTGATTCATTGTATCATTATGCTGACCTGTTTTGCAGGTAGCTACATAGTAGCATTTGTGTGTTAAGATATGCCAAATGGCTAAAAGTTTGTTTCTCATCTACCCTGGCCTCTGTAGGCCTTTGGCCTGGGTGAATGTTTGTTGAAACTCTTTTTTGCATGCCCTGCCTTTCTCTTTCCAAAATTTACCTTTGTGCTACCTGTGCTACTTTTTGCCATATAACTTTGACCAGTTTGTAGGGTGTGTCATTGGTTTGATTAATTGATACCCCTGTGTGTTAAAATATGCATCCCATTCATCCTGCTGTTTTATATTAATATGCCCCCATGCCTCATCATTGTCTGTCACCTGTGATGTAGAACTGAACAGGATGTATTTAGGCTTGATCTTTTTAAACAGTGCATCTAGTTCCTTATCAGTCATGTGTTCTGCTGTCTCTATAAATGACAATAGATCTGTAGTGATAGGCTGATCAATGATCTGAATGTGTGGCACTTTCTCAGCCATGTAGTCTCTGTGTGACTGAAATATCTCAAAGGCCTTGATCTCATATCCTGCTTTGTGATATGCATCAGCATACACCCCTGTGCCTGCACCAAAGTCTAGCACTGTCCTGATGCCTAGATCTTTCACCTGTTCAGCTGTAGCAAAGCCCAATGCCCTGAATGCAGGATTGTCTATGCTGATCCCCATGCTTAATTCAGTAGCTAAAAATTCTGCATCACTTATCATCTAGTTTGTTTTTATGCTTATCAATTAAAAAATCCATCCATTGTTTTTTGTCACCGAAATCCAGGTGACATTTTCTGCACAGTGCCTGTAGATTTTCAATCACATCCTTTGTGTTTGATCCACCCATGCCCCTAGCTTTGATATGATGGATGTCTACTGCCTTAGCCCCACAAACCTCACATGGTATAAAATCATCTGTATCATAATTAAAATGATCCAGGTAGACTACTATGTGTTTTTTCACTTTCTGTCAATTTGCTCTAGCTTTCTGATAGCCCACTCAATCCCTGCATCACCGCCCCATGCATCCCACATCAATCCACCACATCCCTCAGAATATGGCACATCCTTATACTGCTGATGTCTTTTGAAAGATGCCATCCTTGCTATTGTATCTCTAGATATTGGCTCTCTATTTGCTAGCTGGTTTGCCCTGGCTTTGCCTGTAGCTTCACCACATGATCCCCAGCCATTCTCATCAGCCCATTTCAATGCTCTTTTTGCATTGTTTGTGGCAGCCTCAGGATAGTCAGTGAATGAATCCTCTGCAAACTTACCTGATGCCAGTATGGCCTGCCACACCTCTATGGCTTTCTCTTTTGTGTCATAGATACATTCACCTGTTCCCACTCTCCATTTCCCATTTGTGCATTGTTTTACTGGCATAAACTTTTATATAATTGTTCCCTTAATTTATTTATTTTGTCCAGGTGAAAATTCTGAATGCACCATTCATAGTTTGCCTCACCTAGTTCCTTTCTATAAATAGCATCATTTACTAGTTTTTTTAGTTCCTTATACCAGTCTGTTTGATTATTCACCTTTGCCACATAGGGGCATCCGCTGTATGGATCTACATTGCTCACCAATACTGCTATTTTCTTTGTAGCAGCTTCTAGCACTTTCAGGTTTGATTTCATGCCATTGAACTTGCTAGATACCAGTGGCACTACTGAAATGTCAGCCTCATTGTAGAAATTCATATATTCCATGATAGGCAATGCTTTTTTGACTGCACCTGGCATTTTCAGCCCACAGGTGAAATCATGGATCATTCTGTGCCATATCATTTTGCTGTACTCATTGGCAGGATCATAGCCACACAATGTGAAATGCATTTTGTTAACTAATGATTTGTCAGATAGAATCTTTTTGAATGGATTGCCTAGCAATGCCACATCCTTTTGATGAGTGATAGATCCTGTGTAGACTACCCTGACATTTTCACCTGGTACATGTACATCTATGAACTGATCTTTCCCAAATGGCAAAGCATTAGGGATCACATGTACATTCTGATTCATTTGACTGATCTCATATCTTAGCTTCATGTTTGTGCAGGTCACCATGTCTGCTGCCTTAATATGATCAATGATAGGCTGTGCATCATATTGGCCATATAGTATATGCCATGGATCTAGATCCCAGTAGTCATCTACATCTAGAATCAATTTGAATCCATACTTTTCTTTGTATGCAATTAGATCAGTGATGTGACATGTAGGTATGTATCTATTGACTACTATTAGGTCAAATCCCTCAGATAGTATTTCATCATTGATAGTGTCTGTAAAATATGCATAGTCTTTTGCCATGTAGTAGATAGGCAGCATCAATCTATGATACCCCACCCCACTGTTTTGCTGTGTGATTACTAGTAGTCTCATTTCTTAATTAGGCTGAATATTTTTTGTAAACTCACAGCTGTCACATAAACTATGCATGCTAGTGGCAGACAGATAAAAATAAAATGCAGGAATTGTATTGCTTTCATAGTAGTAGTTTTAAAAATGTCACCCCAGGATTTCCCCCAATTACTATCTGGTTATTAATTTTTATTTTTTAAATAGATCCCAGGGTGACAAAGTCTTTATTTCTTTTTTGCTTTCGGTTTTTTTGCTTTTGGTATTTCATCTGATACAAAAACTGGCTTTGATGCCTCTACTGCCAGCTGATGCAATTCCTCAGATACAGGTACTGTCACAGTCAATGTTTCAGACTCTGCTTTTGGTAGCCCCTCATAGTAGTACAGCAATCGTTTCAACATGTCAAAGACACAATCACCACACCAGTATGTCAATACATAGCTAGGATTCAAATACAGGTGATAGATATGCTCATACATTTGTAGATCCTGAATAGGTATATTTCTAGTGTAGCCTAGTTTGACAGTGTCAAAGTTTATTTTGTTACTTTCTATAAAATCAATGTGTTCCTGTTTCATATGCTTTGTTCATTATTGTTTTAAGTAATACAGAAAAAATTGCTGCACCCATCATCACTATGATCACATCAGTGACATACATAGGCAATAGATACAGTGCTAATGCTACCCATGCAGGTAGACATACCAGGCAATTAAATGGCCTGAAATCTAGCTTCAATTTTTTGTGAAATCTAGCCATCTCAATAAAATAGAAACTAAAAAGTCCAGCAGCTAAAATGTTTAAAATTATCATATTACAGTTTTAATTCTTAGTCCACCAATAGATTTGATGCAGACATCATCTTTTGATCTGCCCTCAATCTTTTCTCTGATATATTCATTCACCTCATCCATGATGTCTAGTAGTGCATCCATGTCAGTCTCTTTGTTTATGTCAATGACTACATCTAGGCCTGCATGTATATAATTGCCTATCAATTTTTTTTGTGTGTTATCCTCTTTTCTCACTGCTTTTGAAAGTTTCTTTTTAACCTTTGTTACAGTTTTAAATAGGGATCTGTATGGTATTTTCGTGTCTCTGCTTAGTTTCAAAATATTTCTGCCATTGTCTGCATACAGTTCAAATACATTTTTTTCATACCAGTGCAACTCACCCATTGATTTTTTCACCTTACTATCCATCTCATCATCTATGCCAGTGCTGTCATCAGCTTTCTCATAGTTATCACAGTATTCAGTAAATGACTTTCTGAACTGGTTAAAAAATGTAGATCTGTCACTCTTTGCCATGTTCAGCATTGTCCTGACAATGAAATATTTTAGATAGCCGCTTGTCCACATGCCGCAAAGTCTTTCATCATTCATTTCACATAGTACTAGGAAAATTTCCTGTCTTAGATCATCCTGCAGTTCTGATGGCTGCATTTTGCTGATTGCCTGGTTTATGTCTTTGTCCAGGTACATCTGTGTGATGATCGTTTCTTTGTTCATAGGTTAGTTATTTGGCCATTCTTTTAAAATTACAGCACCATCACTTTCTGTAGCTATCAGGCAATGGCATCCTGATGTTTTTGCTTTGTTCATGAAATCTATTTGATACTGGCTCATTTTGTCATTGATTGTTTTCACCTCACAATAAACGCTAATTCCTGTGAACTTATTGTACCCAATGATGTCAGGTACACCTTTCAAACCATTGAATGTCCTGCCCTTGACAGCCAGATTGTTTTGCCTCCATACAAAACAGAATCTAGATTCTAGTGTTTTGATAGCCTGTGATGTGATCTGTGATACTGTCAATTCTTTCATATTTCAAATTTGATTCAAAATTCTGATAGTAAAAAATATTTTACTGATTATTTTTTGCATTTGTTTGCATGTAGTTTTTCATTGCATCCCTAAATGATTCTTTTTCTGTATCTAGTGTCATTCTGTTTGTATCACCCATCCCCTTAAATTGCGAATGCTGCTCATCTTTTCTACTGATAAATGCCTGGTGTCTTTGCTCTCTATAGACTTCTAGCATCTCAAAAAATGTAGGCATATCCATACGATCATAGACTTTGCCATACTTGAATCTAGGCATACCATCCAGGAATAGCATGATGTCCTCAAATGCCAACTGATCCTCAGAAGATGAATCAATCAATGCATAGGCCAATTCAAGCACCTGGTCTGCATTCATGCCTACTCTTAGATTGAAATTTGACAATGCCTTTGTGATAGCTTTTGCCACTACAGCTGCAATCTTATCTGTGCCATAGCTTACAGCTAGTGCTGGCAATCTGCTGCTCACAGGTATGTTCTCAATGATTGCCAGTGGCATTGGATTGCCTTTATCCTTGTACCTGCATAGTTCATTGTGTACTTTGCCAGTGCTACCCACCATGACTGCGTTTAAAAATTGCCTCGTTAAGCTGCTCGTCTGTGATATGGCTAGTTCGTGTTTGGTATGTTTTTGAATTTCCATTTGTATTTGGTTTGAATTTGTTATCAATAAATTTTCCTTTTGTCATATCTGATGCCATCCAGTTTTTAGCTGTAGCAATCCAGTCCTTTTTTTTGTTTCCGTTTGATGCTGACCAGTTATTGATCACCTCATGGTAGTAGTTAAAATTTGCACCCTCATACTGTGTACCTGTGAACTGGTTTTTAAAAGTTTCTAATTCAAAAAATGGTGATTCTGAAAATAGATGATCTGTTTTTTTTGTTTTCCTTTCCTTATCCATTACCATAACCTTATCCATTTCCTTATCCTTATCCATATCCTTGTCCCCTTGCAAGGGGCTTTCAAGGGGCTTAAATTCATTTATTTGGTTTTGATATTTTTCTAAAATTTTAATGATTCCAGTGTGTGCCTTGTTATTTTCACTAAGGCCTGATGGATATTGAAACTCTATGAAAGCTGGTATAAACCATTTTGTCCCTCCATCAATAGGTATAACCTTATCACCAAAAAATTGTAGTGCTTTTTTTTCATCTACTTTTTCCCCCACTCTAATTTGTGCCACTTCAATGTCTACCTGCCAAATTCCTGCATGATCACAATCATCACAGATGTACAGCCATAATAGTTTGTATGTGGCTTGTAAACCCCTAATAAATGGCTTTTTCCATTTCTCTGTATCAGTAAATCTTTTACCCATAGTTTAAAAAAAAATGCCCCAGTGCTGTGGATCGCAAAGGGGCAGGTTATTACAAACCAATAAACTCATACAGTCATCCACTACTGTATGAATCGTGTTTCAAATATGTTTCAATAAATTGAAACTACAAAATAAAATTTGATATTTTCCAAAAATTTACTGTCCTGCCTGTTTCAAAATCTTTGCCCCTGAATGCAATATGTATCTTTCCTGCATCTACCAGTTCACCCCTCCTAGGTGTCACCCTATTGATAGGCCAGACTAAATGTTCAGCAATTTGATGATCACAGCACACACCTAGTTTTTCAATGGCATCTAGGACATCCTGCTGTTTATTGTTTATGTTTTGCTTTGCCTCCTTGTATGCAGGTAGACTGGTTTGATAATCGTACATTTTAAATTTCTAGTTTTATGTCAATGTAGTAGCTGTCTGGTGTGCCTATTTTACAAACTTCAATAAATTCTTTCATCCATTGCCTCCTAAATTTCCTAGTATGAAATGGCCTATCTCTGATCAATTTATCATTTTTATACAGGTAGATCCAGCCTTTTGTTTGATCATTTTTTATATTGTAATTCCTACTTGCTGCCATTGTAAATAATTAAAGCCCAGCCATTTAGACTGGGCTAGTTAAACTAAAAAGGTAGATCACCATCAATGATTTCAGCATCTATTTCCACCGCCTTTGGTGCAGCTTTTTTCACTGGTACATTTGATGATTTGTTCTGATCAGGTTTGTATGTATCTAGTGTCACATGTACATCTTTGCCGTATTGATTAGGCTCAGGAAATACATTGATGTCTACCTTTACATACCTTTTACCATTGTACTCAAATGAATGCTCTATAGCATCATCTATGCACAAAGATGTTTTAAACCATGATTCACTTTTTTTCTTTCCACTACCTAAGCGGATCTTTTCTTGCTTTTCCATTTTTATTTGTTTTTGATTTTTTTGCCTAAAATTTTTCTGTCTTTTTCAATCCATATTTTGTCACCTACGAATACTAATTCAATTTCATTGTGACTTTTGATATTGTATTCTGCCATGATTTTTTTAACATGATCATCAAGCAATTTGGCCTTTGGGCTTAACCCAGTTTGATCTGTCATAGATTAGTCATTTGATATGTAGGTCATGAAATAGTATTTATTGCCATCACAGTCATTGCTAGGATAATTTTTAGCACTATCATAGGCATTTGCAATCTGATAGCTTTCTAGCTGTATGTGATTTTTTATGACTTCTATAAGCCTTTGATTTGTGACTACCAAAGCATCTGATTTCTCAAAATGATCTAGTAGTATTTGCATTGCTGTCTTTTCCATTTTATTTTGGTATTTGAATTTTGAATGTCACTGTACTTGATTTGATAGGCAGATCACCTTTGTGATATGTTTTTTCATGATCCTCAATAGCTTTCCTTTTCTCAGTCAGTTCAGCTATTTGCTGATCTAGTTCATCCCATCCTGGTAGATGGCTGTAGTCATATTTGACACTGCTAAACTCTGATACCTGGACACCATTGATTTCAGCTTTCTGCTTAGGATGTTTATACAGTTCATCCATCACATCCTTGCTGATTTTCTCTTTTATCATCTTTGTCAACTGTTCCATAGCATTCAGCCTGATGGCTGTCTCTAATGCGTTTAAATTGCCATTCTGTACCTGTTCTGCTATAGCCTCAGCCATTAGATCCAGGCCAAATTTAGTGGGTGAAATCTCACCCACTCTAATGTCATCTAGTCTAGATAGTTTTTCTGATTGCATCTTTTTTGATTGTGAATTGTGATTTGATATTGTTTTCCTCTACTAGCTTACTGTTCATGTGATACAGTGTGTTAAGCTGTCCAATGGTTTCACAGCTGTCTAGCACTAGCAATAGATCATCAGTAGTAGTGTAGACTTTTCTAGCCATTAAATCAATTTCATTCAATACTGGCTCAGGCTCTTTCACTGTCTTTGCTACTACCTCATGGCTGTGATATTCAGTGTCTAGTTTTTCCTCTGTAGGGATCAGAAACATCTGCATCAAAGCATATTTCAATGCAGTAGACATTGCCTTGTTTGTAGACTTGTCACCTGAATCCATTGCCTCACCCTCTAGGACAGATTCAATGAATGATCCATCAATGGTGAAAAACTTAAACTGACATTTCGCAATGGTGTAGATCAATGCCCCACCTGATTTTGTCAGTCTTTCCTCTCTCTTAGATTCTAGTACATTGCTAGTGATGAACACTGCATGTTTTTTGAACAGGGGCTGCAGTGCATTGTACATGTCATCAATGCCTCTGAATGAATAGCCCTGCTGTGCATTCTTTTTGTTTTTACCTATAGCCTCAATGTCTTGCATGATGCTATTGATTGCCTGGTAGATTGTTGGATTTGCCATTTGTTTATTGGTTTTCATTTGTGTATTTGTTATCTGGTAGAATTGTAGATCTCACATATCCGTTTTTCTTAAAGCCTTTTACTATGCTTTGTATTGTCATCACTGCCACTGGACTGTAGATCATTGCATCTACTAATTCACCTAGCAATTGATGTCTTTCGTGTGGCACTAGGTCACACCATGTAGGTAGTTTATTGTCCTGCATATTGTGTAGTCATTTTAGTGATTGAATTTTTGATGCCTTTGAATGGATCTACAAAGTGAATGACAATGAACTCATAGATGTCATGTTTGACAAATGCATGTGCCATCTGCCAGTACTGATCTAGTGAATACTCACCAGTCTCCTGGCAATGATCACCATCATGATCTGACCAGTCATGCACCCATTGCAGTCTGTCAGTTCGTTTAAGCCATGCCTGAAACTTATCTAGTGGGATGTGGCATCTGTTGTCTGTACTAAGATCAACAGTCAATACATTGCAGTCTGTGTCTGCATTGTAGTCAATGATTTCAAATAGTGTTTTCATAGTGTTTTGTGTTATTGTTCTACTAAATTAGTAAAAGATTTTATACTAGCAAAATATTTTATCACTTTTTTTAAAAATATTTTTAGACTAGAATTTGACATTTGCCAGATCTTTGCCTAGTTTGGCTGCACATTTGGCCATGTACTTTTTTTCCTGGTCTGTGAAATCAATTTGTTTTTTGTTCCCATCATAGCCCCTCAGTTTGTGATAGTAGTTTGTGATCCCTGGACAGTATTTTGTGAAAAACTGTTTGGCAGGTACTATCCTGAAAAATTCCTCTCTACTCATATTGTAAATGTTTTATAGTTATCTACATCAAAGATGTCAGATTTTGTTTTGATTTTGGGCTTTGCTTTGACAATGTGTGCAGGGCTGTAGCCCATATCCCTGCAGTAGTTTTCAATGTCTCTGTACATAATATTTAAGACATTTTGCATTCTAGTGATTGGCTCATACATATAGTTTTGATCTATGTAATGCTTATCATATAGTGATATTCTTTTGCTCATGTTTAATTTTTTAAAAAAAGTTATACATTGCTTTTCTCTGTTTGATCTTTATGTGCAGCAGTTTGATGCAGTGCTTGCACTGATGGTAGTGGCCATCTACTGAATCCCACCGCTTATAGAAATCATCTTTCAGCTTTGTCTCAGCACATTTATTGCATGTTTTATAGGGGCAGTTTTTGCACCCATTATGGCAGCAGTGTCCTCTGCTTTTAAGATACTCACCTGTGAATACCTTATAGCCATTCTCAATAGTGTAGTCCATTATTTACAGAAAGGATCTTGCAAGATAGCTAATACTGAAAATGCAGTGATCAGGATGATGATGGCTTGAATGCCATAGTTTGTTTTCTTTTTCATAGTGTGTTTTGTTTAGAAATCAAAAATAGTAAATGATTGTTTACTAGCCAAATCTTTTTTAAAATAAAAAAGCCCAGCATAGAAATGCCAGGCCTATTACACTATGAAAAACAAATTTTAAATATTTTCCTCTCTATAGATCTGCTCTATATGTTTAGGCAGTATGGTGTAGTCATTATCAAAATGACCAGGCATCACCTCCATCAGCCTTTGATTCTTATAGGGGCTATTGCTAGATTTGCACCATCTTTTGCTGATCACCATCCAGTTGTAAAAATAGATATATGTGTTTGCCTTTTTGATGTATTGCTTTTTATCTATAGGCAGTTTAAATTTCTTAATCAGTGACACAGATCTGATCTCATTGTCTAGTTCTAGATCCCTGCACAGCCCCAGGTACAGCTTTAAATTTCGCACCTTTTTGCCCTCTAGCATGTCATTAAATTTCTCATAGGCTTTGCCATCCATGGCATTTTTCCAGGCATCACATTGTTCAGCCCACTGTGTGAAATGTGCAAATTCATGCACTAGTATTTCCAGGGCATCAGGTCTGTCCATGGCACAGGCTAGCAGTGGCACAGTCTCATCAAAGAATCCTGCACATCTATTTTTCGCATCTAGTTTTAGATACTTTGTGTTTCTCAATTCGCACTTGACATCAAATGTCTTGCATGTGTTTTTGACATGCTGCACAAAGTCTATCATTATAGATCTTTTAGTATGGCTTCATCAGGTCTGTCAATCTCTTTTACTTCTACTTTATTCCCACCCCTGACAGTAGCTAGCATTCGTTTGTAGGTGTCAGCTATGTCTACAGTTTCCTGGTACTTTTTAACTAGCCATATCTCTTGATCGTGTCTTGTCATTTTATTCCAATTCTTTGGCATTTTCATATTCAAACTGTATTAATAAATCAATGTAGTGTCTAGCTTTTTTTAGATCCTCAATTCCATTCTTTTGTCTATGTCTCATCACATACTTGATCACATTGCCCTCAATGAATGGCACACCATTCGCATGAATGAACTCTGTGGGCTGTATCTTTAAACTGGCATAGTGGCCACCTCCTATTTGAATCTCACTTGCTTTCATCTTATAGTATTTTTGTGCCATCATACACCACACCATTGTACAGGCATTTGCCATCAATCACCTGGTGTGTTTGTGCAAAAAAGAATATTTCTTTATTGACTGTATAAAAATGAATAGTAGCAAACCCATGCTGCCAGTCAGGGATCTTTCCTGTAGGAAAATACTCCACCTCTGTCCTCACCCTGCCACATCCTATTTCTAGCCATACATAGGGATTGTTTCTGTTTGTGATCGGTTTGTAGTTAAGTCTATGGCTATGCCCTGATGCACCACTACCCATGTACTCATAGATGTTTTTCTCACCTGCATTCTTTGACAGGGATAGACCATGCACACCTGTAAAAATGTCAAACCAGTTTATGAAATCTTTGCCATCCCATTCAATGCCATAGTCAGCAAATGAAAGGATGTTTTGCAATTCTGTAGATTTGTACTCTTTGAATAAAACAGCTAATCTAGCCAGCTGGCTTTTGCTGTTCATGTGGGGCTTTGTGATCCTTTCATCATGATTGCCTGGGATGAATCTGATCTTTGCATCAGTTGACAATCTCAAAGGATGTAGGATCTGCTCTTTTGTATATTCCACCTCTTTGATCTCACTGTACCCAGCCAGGATGCCATCATCAAATAGTTTTTTCTCATGCCTAGATACATAGGGCAGATCCATCAGATCCCCTAGCAATGCCACCTCATCAAATTGATTGGACTGCAGTACCCTATTGATGCATCTCTGCACATTCAAATCAGTCAGCCATCCATGCTCATCTGATTTCAGTAGTACTGAATAGATTTTTTTGTCAGTCAATTTTTTTAACTGCCACCAGTTATACTCTTTTTCTGATAGTCTAGGCCTGTTGTTTTTCAATGTTTGCTTTCAGTGGTTTGTCACCCATTTTTTAAATTAGCACAAAGCCGTTTTTGTCTACTTTTCCAGCTGTGTGCAATGCTCTCAATTCATATATAGATTTTCCTAGTGATTTTTGAAAATGTGGATCATCTTTGAATTTCCACTCACCGCCCCATTCATAGCCGTATCTCTTAAAGATCTGCACTACCTCCATCCAGTCTGCTTTTGCATCTTTGTCAAAGTCTGTTTTGACATCCCATGATGCTGTCTCAAATGATCCATTTTTGTCTTTGTCTACTAGCAGCACAATGTCAATGGCTAGGCCGTAATTGTGATAAGACTGCCCACCTTTCGCATTTGTGACCACTTTGCCAGGCTTTGATCTGCCCTGAGCATAAAGTACATCCTGCTCTGCAAATGTCCTTAAAGTGTACGCAAACCTGCATGCCGCTGATCCTGTCAGTGCCTCTACTATTTCATCATACATTTCTAGTGCTTCATCTCTTAGTTTAGGATGCAGCAGCTGAATCCTCTCTATTGTCTTTTGATCTTTCATTCTTAGTAAATTTTTCAAATGCAGTCACCCCAAACACAGCAGCTGAATACCAAAGAAATCCCTCAAATACATATTGTTTTGAATTTGGCAGGTAGCCCAGCACTATGGCATTGATGAATGCAGCTATGCCAGCAAACCTTTTGCTGCTGACTAGGCCATCATTAGATAGTAAATGCTTTATAAATTGCATAGATCTTTTTTCTACTTATATATAGCAGAATACTGGCAATTATCAATAAAGCCCAGATCCAGCTGATCCTGGTGACAATTTTATCCTTTGTCACATTTCTTTCTTTGACTGTCACCTTTTGCCTGGTGTCAGTTAATATTGCCACATCTTTCTGTAGTGTGGATGATCCCTGGCTTTCTTTGCTCTTTGTCTTTTTCTGCCTGATCTCTTTGATAGCCTGTACTGGTATGCTCATGCTGTCACCTTTTAACACAAAAAACCCAGTGACAGAATCTTTGAATACTATCACCAGGTCTGATGTTTCTATTTGTTTTGTAGATGTTTGGCTTGTACTGTCTATTGACACAAATTGTTTTGACTGATCTACTGATACTGCTGTACTGTCTTTGATCTGCTTATTGGTAGCTTTATGCACCATTGAGCATGAACATAGTAAAACAGCTAGTAGAATGAATCTCATCTATCTTGTTTATTTTGCAGTGCTATGGCTAGCTTGTTTATTGTTTCTAGGATGTGGTCTAACTTTTTAGTGATCATGTCCTCTTGCTTTTCTACCATGCTCACTCTGACCTCTAATTCTTTCAGTTTTAAACTTACTTTTACATAGATGCTGATCAGTCCTATGATTATCATAATTGCTTGACCAGCCATGAATACTGCAATGTTTTGTGTCATCTACTTAATATCTATCAATTTTAAAAATACTGGATAGATCTCATCAGTTTCAATGTCAGCTACTGAATCAATAGTCAAATCACCTGACCACAAAGTAGACACATCAATGTCTTTTTCTGCTGTCAATAGATCCTCTCTTTCTTTTGTTAACTCAGAAATCTTTTCATTTTGTATTGTGATCATACCATCCTTTTCCTCACCATACTTTTTGAATAGTTCTTGTTCAGCCTCAGAATACAATTTAAACTCAGCAGATACTACAGCATTCAATCTCTGCAAATACAGCTTTGTTTTCATGTTTGTCTTTTGCTTCATTAGCCCCTGACTGATGACCTCTGATGATCCATCTTTTGATTGCTTTGTGATCCCATTTAGTTCATAGTGTAAAGCCACTATTTCGTGTAGTTTTAAATTCATGCTTTCGTGTTTTTTATATATAGATTTTTTTAAACTTTTTGCGGATTTGTAAAAGGTAACGGAAGTACAACAATAGGAGGGTTAACTTGATTCTCTATTTGAGCATCTAAATTAAGGTCTAAAGCCTCTACATCTATTGAAGCATCAAGCCACGAACAAACTATGTCATATGTTAAGTCCTCGTAAGGTATAAAGTTAGTTACATCATCCTTTGAGAATGATTGACTTCCGTAAACCGAAGCAAAGTACTCTACTCCGTTAATTGTTTCTTTAGCGTTACGATTCCAATGAACATTTATGACAAAATCTGTAAGTGTTCCATCAGTTGGGATTGAGTCCATTTGGTTTATGTACCAATATTTCATATTATTTTATTTTCTAATTGTTTAATTCTTGATTCTAATTCTTGTATGCTTTTTACTAATATTGGGACTAATTTAGAATAGTCAACACCTTGTATATTTTCTCCATCCTTTTCTCCACTTACTGCACTTGGTAATACCTCTGCTAATTCGTGTGCTACAACTCCATATGTTCTTGTATTGTCTAATTTCCAAGCAAAGTCATATACTTTAATATTTGATAGTAAACTTAAGCCACCAAAATCTTTTAAATCTTCTTTTAATCTATAATCCGAACTTGTATTGTATGCAACACTTGAAGCATTTACTACAATAGAAGCAACATAAGTTTCACTTTGATTAAAAAAGTTAATCATATTGTTTCCGTTAGTTGCAACCCTCATATACACTGCATCATCAACTGCTAATTTATAAGCCGAACTTGGTGCAGATGTTCTACCAATACAAACACTACCCCCCGATGTGATTCTCATTCGTTCGGTATCTTGTGTCAAGAAGATAAATGGAACTGCTGAAGTTGTATTAAATTGTGCAGCACCTACTGAATACATATTAAAACCCGAACTACCATCTGCTGCGGTTATTCTTACAACTCCACTATTACTACCACTTTTTCCGTTTATATGCAAAGTAGTATAACCACTATAATCTGTTGGGCTACTCGTTCCGATTCCAACATTGCCACCGCTTGTGATAGTTAACTTAGGAGTTCCAAAAGATATTGTCGCTCCAGCCGTTCCACTTGCTGCACTATAAAACAAATGCTGACCACTTACTTGTCTATATTGTGAAGCAAAGTTTGTAGTGATGTATTTATTATTGTCGCCGGAGTCTACAAAAACATTATTTGATAAAATAGATTCATCTGTTGGTGCATATAAAGCAGCAGTATTGTTTAACTGCAAAACTTTTGCACTTGAAATCCAAGCACTTAAAGTCGCACCTATTGCAAGATTATTTGTAAATCTTCCTGTCCCATTCACATCTAACTTCGCAGCAGGAGCCGTGTTACCTATTCCAACATCACCAGCACTTGTTGCAAAGAATACCTCAAAGGCAGTTCCACTTGAATTGTAAGTTCTAATTCCAAAGTCAGTAATATAGTTACCGCCATATCCTTTTGCCTCTAAATAAGTTGTAGGACCATTACCCGCTGCGAATGTTATTTGTCTTGGAGTAGCAAAGCCTGTACCTGCTCTAAATACTACATTTTCAGATGCTACATTTAACCCTGTGCCACTAGCTACATTAATGTTTAATGCACCTGTAAGTGTGCCACCTGCTAATGGTAGATAGGATGCTAAATCAGATGTCAATGCAAGTGTGCCATCAGCAGCAGGAAAATTATATGTGTAAGTAGTATTATTTGATAGTAAACTAGCAGAAAATGTTGCTGTCCTGATTAAAGCTGGGCCTTGACTATATTGGAAACTTAAACTATTTGATCCTGATGCAAAAATTGATGTGTACCCATTTAGTCCTGTACTGCCACCACTAAACTGTTTAAATCCTAAATATCCAAAACTGCTTGTATTATCTCCATTGATAAATGTACTACTATTTGATAGTGCATATATCCCTAAATTAAGTCCACCAGTTGCACCTGAATATGGCACATATGTAGATGCTGCACTTGATGTAGTCAAATATGTGCTAGAATCTACTGATCCATCTGCCTTTAAAAATTGACTTGATGTGCCGCCTGTTTTGACTAATGTAGTAGCTTCTAATGTTCCTACAATAGTAGCAGCATTCCCTGATCCCCCTGTTTTGTTTACATAGATTCCCTCACTATTGCCACCCTTTGTGATGTTCAAAGCTATGCCGCTGCCACTTGAATGATTAATAGCAAATGTATTACTACCCCCACTTGATGCAAAGCTACCAGTTGCACCTGTGATCACATCAGCAGTCAAATCAAAAGTACCCAAATTCACATTTGCAGTTGCACCTGTGTATGGCACATACCCACTCAAATCAATAGTAGCATTCACCCAATTAGATCCATTATATTGTAGCACCTGACCATTGCTTGCACTAGTGATGATCACATCACTCAGCTGTGTCAATGAATAGTCACCCTCAGCAGGTACTACAGATCCAAATCTGCCATTGAATGAAACTACCCCTGCACCTGTCAATGTTTTTAAATCACTGATGGTAGTCTTGTATAAATATCCAGTACTAGGATCACCCACAGCCATCAAATCTGATAGGCTCAATGATGCCCTACTGTCTAATTCGTTTATTTTCTTATTTGCCATGCTTATAAATAGTATTAACTAGGATATTGGTATGATGTAGGTACTTGACATCTGTCAGATGTGAATGGTAAATTCAGGCTGATGTCAGCTTTCCATGCCACTAGATTGTCTGGTGTGTCCTCAGTGATAGGTGTCAAACTCACATTTGTACTCATTTCAAATTCAAATTCATTGTACATCAGCTGTGCCAGGATGTCCTGTGCTACTGATAGCATATCACTCAATGCCTCTGTCTCATTTACTTTCTCTGCTAGCATTCTATCAAAGAAATACAAAGTGAAATTCAATGTCAATGTCCTAGTAGATATATTGCTAGGCACTACATCAAAGTACATGGCAGGATAGATATTGTCAGCACTCTCACCTAGAAACTCATCAAAGTCACCAAAATAAACTGTATTAATTTGTTCGTGTGCCTCTGCTATTGCTTTGACCTGGTTTACTATTTGGTTTAATGTCAATGTTTTTGCTGCCATTTTTTGTTTGTTTTTCTAGATAAACCTTTAGCTTATCCTGATTTTTTCTACTATATGTTTTATTCGCCATCACAGCATCTGTTTATGTTACCCTGATATTTTTCCTCAAATGTCATTTTCTTATCACAGCAATCATCACCCAGCCAAATGCTAGTAGTGTATGATTGATTGTCTGGCAGGATAGTATCTACACCGTTCCCTGGATTGTTATACAGCGGAAATAGTACACTGGTAGATGCCTGTTTCAAATATTTTACCAGTCTTTGTTTGTAAAATTCAGCCCTTGATCTGTATCTGTCTGCTACATCAATCATGTCCTGTGCAGATGGCAGATCAGTATTTTCACTGCTCTTTCTCACCACACCTTTATTGTAAAACTGATAAGACAGCCCCATTGGCAATTCACTCATCACATAATACACCAGGCAGTTTGTGATATATCTGTCAATTAGATCAGCTTCATTTGCTGTCAAATTATTTGCTGCCACACCATCCTGCAATCTCTCATATAGTCCTGTGCCTAATGCTGGCAAAATGTACATGTCCTGTGCAGTCAGGATCTCAGGCAATACTAGTTTTTCATCTACATTTGCATGCAATCCTGTTCTTTCCTTTATTGTGTCTACTGAAATAAAAAGTATATTTCTGCTCATTGTTCTTATTTTTTAATTACTATGTTACTCACCCATGTATGTCTGCAGCTAGGGCTGTGCTGACCTGTAGGCATTGTCCACCAGCCGCCTCTCCTATCAAATACACTGTAGCCTAGTCTAGCAGTGATCTGTTGAATATCTGATCTGCTGTACACCTTATTTATTGCCATCAATCTTTTGCAGAATGATCTAGATGTAGCAGAATCTGCCACTGCACCCACTCTTGCAAGTTTTTCAAAATCCCAGTCATATTTGTAAACTACTTTAAAATTTGTAGTCTGTGCAGGCTCACCTGGTGTCAATCTACTCAATGGCTTGACTGGCTGTCTTTCAATGATCCCACCTACTACCTTTTGTTTTAAGATGCCAGCTTTGTCTAGTCTTTCCATCACTTTGATGATAATAGCCAGTTCAGTCTTTGTCACATCAGCCAAAACCTCAGGTGTGATCCTTTTATCCTTAGTCACCAAATCAATCACATTCTTTTCTAGATCACTCAATACCATATCAGCAAATTCCATGGACATTGTCTCATTGTCATCCATTGCCTCTATTGAATGGAATTTCACATTCTTTTTTTTTAAAATACTATAGTCATCAGCACTCTCACCAAACTGTGCAAAGATACCTAGCACATCATCCTCACTGAATTTCAATGCCTGTGTCTGCTCATCCTCACCTAGCCATGTGTTCACCTCATCATC